GTTCAACGCCGTTGGATTCGTCTTTTTAGGCGGGACGTTAAGAGGTAAGGGAGCGTGCTAAGTTCGCGCTTGCGGAACAGGCGTCTCATCAGCTTGGTCACCCTTAGAGGATTTGACATAATATACAGTGCACCTCAGTTGCAGCAGGGGAGGGTGCCGGGTAGAGCGCCGCTGTACCGCCGACGATGAAGGCGAGGGCAACCGCAGCGGCTTTCCTTCCTGCCCTGCCTGCCGCGATCGCCATGAGTTGAAGCAGGTGGGGTCCGCTGGGGTGTTTCTTTCCCTTCACCCACATTGAGACGGTGGACTGGGCCAAGCCCATGTTCTTCGCGAGCCTGTATTGGGTGGGCGGTTCGCAAGCCGCAATGGCTGCTCTGACAATCTTCTGAGCTTCGTTCATCGGTCGGGCCTCCTTCGCTTAACCCTAGGGCAACGTTAGCCGGTTGACAATGCTTGTCCGTATGGCTAACGTTCACCCACGGACAAGTATGGTCCGTTTCTCCACTTTGGAAAGGGTTCCAGCGATGAAAACGCGAATTCAGGTCTTGGCAGTGGAAACGAAGCAGGGCGTCTCGAGGAAGGGCGGCCAGCCCTACAAGATGGACGTCTGCAAGTGCGTGGTCTTCAAAGAGGGGGCCCAGCCCGACGTGGGCGAGCTCGTCCTTCCCAAGGATCACCCCCCGGTCACCCCCGGCATGTACGACGGCGAGTTCGGCGTCTCCGTGGGCTTCGACAAGCGCATCTCCGGGCAGCTGGTCCGGCTGATCCCGGTGGCCGCGGCTGCCGCCAAGGTCGCCTGATGCCCGCAACAACTGACCTCTTGTCGTCCTGGCCGCTGTCGGACGTGATGGTTCTGTGCGCGGCCATCGTCGTGTTCGCTATTGCCTTCGGGACGATTCGGTGACGGCGGGGGACGCAATCTTCTATCTGGTAAGCGCGTGGCTGGGCGGGCTCGGCTTCGCGCTGGTGTACGCGCTGATCCGCCGCTTGGTCGGGTCGTGGGGTTCGTAGTGGCTGCCGGTGGCAGCGAGGTCAAACCGCGGGCCGGGTCGCGGTAGGTGTGGAGGGTAGAACCATGCTGAAGAAAGTCGCGGGTGTGCTGGTCGCCTTGGCGCCGGCTGCTTCGTTTGCCGCGCAGGACTACTCCGGTATCGCCACCAGCGTGACCGGGGAAGTGACTGCCGCGGTGACCGCGGGGCTCCCGATCTTCGGGAGCGTCGTCGCGATCTTCGTCGGAATCCGCATTCTGCGGCGTCTGGTGAAGGGCTAAGCGGGGAGCTTCACGGCGGGGGCGGCGGGGTGACTTGCCGCCCCCTTTTTTGTTGAGGGAGTCGTATGTACCACGAAGAGTTGATCTTGAGGCCTCGGGTCTATGGGCTCTGGCGCCGTGTCTTTGAGGCGGTGCTGATTGGCGTGGCGCTGGCGCTGGCGTGCGTCGAAGCTCGCGCGATCACGATAGAAATTTGCACGGATAACCCGGGCGGAGCATGCAATCCGACCTCGGATGTGAACGTGTCGGGGAGCGTGGCCGGGTCGAAGATCACGACTCCGAACGGGGTGCAGTACGCAGTGCCTGTGCAGCCGACGTATTGCTGGACGCTGGCCGGGTGGGTGGATTGCAACACGCCCCCGGCGACGACGGCGGCAACATCTAATCCGACGGCTCCGGCGCAGAACTGGTACTGCTCGGATGCCTCGCCGGGGACACCGAGCGGTACGCGCTGCTCGTGGCCAGCGGCGCAGTACCGGGAAGCCGCCCAGGATGCTCTCCAGCGCTGGTGCGCGGCTACTGGGCGCAGTGGTTGCAATGCGCGCAATTGCACTGAGAACACGACCAGCGGCGGGGTGGTGTATGGGACCTGGACAGGCTCGCCGACGTGTTCTTCCACGGGTGCTTCGACACAGTACGGGTCTTGCCCGGGCGGTCAGCAGTGGCGTTATCCGCCTGAGTGCGTGGGGGCGTTCACCGCGCCAGCGGGGTATTTCGCAGACGCGTCGACGCCCGGTACGGGGCGGCTCTACGACAGCGGCTCGGTGCAGAAGCCGCAGGACGGAAAGTGCTCGATCAAGCGCAGCGGGAACACTTTCTCTGGTGATCCGCTGGACCCTGACTGCGCGGTTCAACCTGGTGTGACGGTCGGTAGTTCTTCGGTGACTGCGAGTCAGACCACAGGCGCGGTCACGGAGACGGTCCAGCAGACTGTTAACTCGGGCAACGGCACGCAGCAGGTCACGCAGTCAAGCGGCGACTCCGCGCAGAACAAAACGACTACGACGGTCATCAATATCGGCGCTCCCTCGGGCGGTACCGGGCCCGGGACCGTGACCGGCAAGAGCACGACTACGTCGACGGGTGTCGGCGATGCTACGGGCGGGACGACAAAGACTGACGTTCAGAATTTCCCCGACGATTACACGCGTGAGGGGACGCAGCAGCAAGTCAAGGGGATTCTTCAGGACATAAAGGACAACGGGCTCGGCTTCGATGAGAAAGCTGCCGAGAGTGAAACGGCGCGCACGGACGCGGGGACGAGTGGCGAGGCGCTGAACAGCGCAATGCAGGGGCAAGTCGACGCGTTCAACGCTGCCGCGGGCTCAGGCGATGCTGGGCTGGCTGGTATCTCGGGGCTTTCTCAGTTCGTGGCTCCTGGTTCCGCCGATTCTGCTAACGGGCTGGAGTCGGTGCTGCCGGACGGCGGGAGTTGTGTGCCGGCGTCCTTCAGCTGGCTTGGTCAGTCAGTTGAGATGGACTACTGCGGGATCGCGAACTATGTGCGGTCGATTCTTAACTGGATGCTTGCGGCACTGACCGGGTTGTATATCTGGGCTCGGTTCTACAGACGGGAGTCCTGACCGTGCCAATTCTTACCGGTTTTCTCGCGTCGGTCTTCGCGGTGGTGTTTGGTTATCTCGCGAAGCGCCTGACGCTCGGTCTTGCGGCAGCTGCGGCGTTTGTTGCCTCTGCCGGGGCGGCGTATTTGGCGGTAAAGGCTGTGCTGTGGGTCTCGATGGCCGCAGTTGGCTCTGTAGTGCCTGCGGGTTTCCTCTCCATGATGATGGCGTTCTTCCCGAGCAACGTTGCCGAGTGCATCACGGCTGTTCTTCTGGCCGATACGGTGGTGACGCACTACGACCAGTTCCGCGCAGTGTTGGGCAATGCTTTCCTGATCGCGAAGGGGTAGGGACGTGATCTATCTGCTCACAGGTCAACCCGGCGCTGGCAAGTCGACCATTGCTGTCCAGCACGCCATCTTTCGCTACGCCTCGAACGGTCGCCGCGTCGTCGCCAACTTCCCTATCGACTTCGCGCCGGTCTGCCGGCGCGCTGACTCCAAGCTAAGCGCTGCCTCGGTGTGGGTTCTCCCGGATCGTCCGACTCGCGCTGATCTCGACGCGATCGGGGAGGGCGGTCCCGACGAGGAACGCGTCGGGCTGCTAATCGTGGACGAGGCGGGCACCTGGCTGAATGCCCGGACATGGCAGGGTCAGGACCGCGAGTCGATCATTGACTGGCTCACGCAGTCTCGTAAGCGTCGCTGGGACGTGATTCTGGTCGCGCAGGCGGTGGTGATGCTCGACAAGCAGGTCCGGGAAGCCGTCTGCGAGTGCGTCGCCAAGATTCGCCGCCTTGACCGCCTGAAAGTCCTCGGCATGGCGATGCCTCGGATTCACATCGCAATCGTTCGCTACGGTGTGGATGCCAATGCGCCAGTCGTCGAAAGGTGGATTTACCGGGGAAAGGAAGCCCAGAAGTGCTTCGGCTCCTATCGGCTCTTTGGTGCCGATTCCAGCCATTATCAAGTGCTCCCGGCCACGCTGTCCCGGTGGCGTTATCAAACTCTGGTGGACTGGGCAGCGCTGGGTCGCGAGCTCGTCCACTGCGCTCTGGTCCTGTTCGCGCTGTCGGTCGTCAAGCTCTCCGGTGTAAGCCTCACAGACGTTTTCCGTGCCGAACCGCGCCGGTTGCCCTCCCTCAGACGCCAATCGAGGGCGGCGGGACGCCCCGGTGGCCGCGGGGAACCCGCAAAGCGGGGGACGGCCACGAACCGCCCGAGGCACGCTGTCAGCGCCTCCTGAGGGCTCTGCATGGGGTTTCGACAACGGCAGACATGCCCGCCCGGCCGTCAGGCCGGGCGGGCGTCCCTAGACTTGTATAGGGGACACATAAGCACCAAAGCACCCCGGTTGCGGCAACGGGGATCTCAAAAAACAAAGCCCGCAGGGCGATTCGAGCGCACCTGCGGGCAGACCCAGCCAACTAGACAGGAGTTGACCGGATGGACGCTCATAGTCGCGCCCAATGGCGCATTTATCAAGAGCAACAGGCCCCAGTCACGGGGCCGCACTACCAGTGCGTCGTAAGAGATTTCGGGGGTGGTCGGGTGGAGTTCCTGACGCATTCGGTCAATTGGTGGCAAAGAGTGAAAGATCAGCGAAGCGGCAGAATCTACGGGGCGATAAGCGACTGGCCGAAAGAGCCGCCGACCGAGCACGAGCTCGAACGGCGCAGGCTCGCCAGTCAGCAACGCTCGGTCAGGCGCGCCAAGCAGCGCGTCAGGTGGCTCATTGCCGCCACCGGGGCCGACCACATGCTGACACTGACGTACCGCGAAAACATGCAGGACGTGGAACGCCTCAAAGCCGACTGGAAAGCCTTTGTGCGCCTCGTCTCGAAAGAGCTACCCGAGTGGCCATACGTGGCCGTCAAGGAACGGCAGGACCGCGGGGCGTATCACCTGCACGTCGCGCTCAAAGGGCGTCAGGACATTGGGCTACTCAGGCGCTGCTGGTACCAGGTCGTCGGGGAGGGCAACGGCCAGATCGACGTGCAGGGCCCAAAGCGGCGCTGGGGGTCGGGCGGGGCGGTTTGGTCTTCCCGCCGGATCGCCAGCTACCTCACCAAGTACCTCGCCAAGGATCTCGGCGACGAGGTCCGGGCCGAGGAAAAGAAGTACTGGGCCCGAAAGGGCGTCCAGATCCCCGAAAAGCGCATCTGGATCGGCGCAACCAACTTCCTCGAAGCCGTCGAGGAAACCTACCGCCTAGTCGCACAGCACGGCTGCAGACAGACCGATTTGTGGTACTCCGAAGATGGGCTGTCTATTTGGGTGGATGGTTCGTAAGTATTATCCCCCGGGTGGATACCCCAATATGTGGTGGTTCGTGCTACGGATTGCCACTAGGCGTAGCGTTGAGGTATTCTCCGGGCGGGTCTCTGGCCGATCGATAACAACACTAAGCAGGGGGAAGCGAAGAAGTGTCTCTTACTTCTGTCGAGATCTGTGCGGGTGGTGGGGGCCAAGCCCTAGGCCTTGAACAGGCTGGGTTTCTCCACCAGGCGGTGGTCGAAATTGACGGGGCTGCGTGCGATACGCTCCGTGTCAACCGTCCACTGTGGAATGTCATGCAGCAGGATATCGAGCAATTCAGTGGGACGCCTTACAAGGGCGTGGACCTGCTCGCTGGGGGGCTTCCTTGTCCTCCATTTTCAGTGGCCGGCAAGCAGCTTGGGAAATCGGATGAGCGCAATTTGTTCCCGGTCGCAATCCGCCTCGTCGATGAAATACGTCCGCGTGCGGTCATGATCGAGAACGTTCGGGGCATTCTGGATGCCATTTTTGAGGATTACCGAACGTATGTCTCCGGAAAAATCGCGAAAATCGGTAGGGGCTATCACACCGGGTGGCGCCTTCTGAATGCGTCGGACTATGGGGTGCCTCAACTGAGACCGCGGGCTGTTTTTGTAGCGATCCGGAAGGACGTGTCCGGGGATTTCGAGTGGCCTGAGCCGGTTAAAGAGAAGCCGCCGACTGTGGGCGAAGCGTTGTACGATTTGATGGCCGCGAACGGCTGGGAAGGTGCGGAGCAATGGAGGGTACGCGCAAGTGACATTGCACCAACTATCGTTGGAGGGTCCAAGAAACACGGGGGGCCTGATTTAGGGCCCACCAGGGCGCGGCGAGCATGGGCAGCGCTGGGGGTCGATGGTCTTACGATTGCGGAAAGTGCGCCTGAGCGCGGTTATCTTGGAATGCCTCGGCTGACCGTTCGGATGGTTGCGCGGTTGCAAGGTTTCCCGGACAGGTGGGAGTTTGCCGGAAAGAAAACACCGGCCTACAGGCAAGTTGGGAATGCATTCCCGCCTCCGGTAGCGTTTGCCGTGAGTGAGAAGCTTAAGGCTGCTCTCGCCGCGCGCCGTTTATTGCGAGCAGTGGGCTGAGCATGGGCGCCCGGGACGCTCTGCGCGAGCACTTCTTGGCCAATATCGGACGTGTGATGGACGCGTACGAGTTGCGCGAAGTAGCGGGGGGTATCACAGAGTGGGCTCGTCGGGTGCGGGAGCTTAGGACTGAAGAGGGCTATCAGATCCTTACCCACAAGGATCGCAGCGATCTGAAGCCTGGCAAGTACCTGTTGCTCGATCCTAATCCGAAGCCTGTGTTTGCGAGAGACGTATCGAAGGAAGTTCGAGCGTATGTTCTGGATCGTAACGGCTTTACGTGCCAAATGTGCGGGGCAGTGGCTGGCGAGCCGCATCCTTATGACCCTACACGCAAGACTACGCTGCACATTGGGCACATTGTCGATAAGACGCAGGGCGGTACGGACGACCCGAGCAATCTTCGAGCGGTCTGCTCAATATGCAACGAGGGCGCCGCTAATCTAACGCTCGATCGTCCATCAGCGACGAAACTTCTCATCCAAATTCGTCGTGCCACGATTACGGACCAATTGGAGGTTCTAAAGTGGCTTGCCCGTAAGTTCCCGAAGCAGATCAAGGGTCTCTCGAAGGGTGGATAAACTATCTCCGAGTCGCCGCAGCGCGAATATGCGGGCGATCCAGAGCGAAAGCACGAAGCCCGAGCTGCTGGTGCGGGGCTTGGTGCACCGGATGGGGTACCGGTACCGCGTACATCGCAAGGACCTGCCGGGAAAACCAGACCTCGTGTTTGTATCGCGGCGGAAGGTGATCTTCGTGCACGGGTGCTTCTGGCATCAGCATGACGAAGCGTCGTGTATGGATGCAAGACTACCTAGGTCGAATACGGAATACTGGCGACCTAAGCTTGCGCGGAATGTAGAGCGGGACGCGCAAAGTCAGAGCGCGTTGAGGGCAAAGGGCTGGGAGTTCCTTGTGATCTGGGAGTGCGAAACAAGGAATCCTAAGGCGCTTCGACAGCGCGTGAATTCCTTTCTCGGGCGGCGTCGAGGCAGCGTAGCGGAATGAAGGTGCTAGTCAGTGAGCTTAGAAAGCATTAGGCCAAGTCGACTTTCTCGGCTGAGCTGGCGGCGGTACCAGCCTGCCAAGCGCGCCAATGCGGCGTTTTGCTTTTTAATCTCCTCGACCTCCCTGCGCTGCCGGATCGTTTCGGCCTCCAGGGCGTACAGGTAGGGCAGTGCCCTGATTTCGGAAGGGGTCAGTCCCTTGCGCCATTCCGGCGCATAAAGCCGCCCCTCATGGAAATACCAGCCCTCCCAGTCGGGGCCGAGGTGGGAAAGATCCAGCATGCAACGCCCTTATTCGTGTTTTTAGGCAAGGCGTTACGAGGCAGGGAGCATGCCAAGTTCACACTGGCGGAACAGGCGTCTTAGCATCCGGCTGACTTGACATAATATACATTATACGAAGTACTACACGGTCAGGCTGAGCCCGTGAGCGGTGTCTCCGTGGACACCTCTGGCGCAGTCCTCCCCAAGCCTAAGCCCTGCCTGTTCTGAGGCTTAGAGAGGC